CAGGCTCTTCTTCTCTTTCTTGTGGAGGTTTGAAGTCATGCCACAAAATTGCGAGCAAATGATCTCTTTGTTTTTCTAATAAAGAATAGTCGATGTTCATCGTATTTGTTGTTCCATTTCCATGATTTGGTCTTGGGTGAGTTCTCCTTTGATTTTACTTCCCTAATATAATGGCTCGTCATCATTTAAATCACAAGCAATTTCTATATTTGTAACATTGTGCCATGCTTCATCTGCATAGGTACTACCATCTTTATTCAAGCTTGGTCTTTTAAATCTTTTATTGCAATTATTTTTAATGTGCCTATCAATAATTTCAATGTCATCAGCAATACAAGACAAGCGATGTCTAAGCTCAAGATTTTCTTTCATTAATCTTTCAATGTTTTGCTTATTGATTTCGCTCTCTACTTCTGTGAGATAAGTCAAAGCCTCAGCCTTTTGTTTTTCTGCAAGAGTAAGATTTACAGATTCTTCGTAAGTTGGATAATCGTCTCCTATAATTTTTTTCATGCTCATACCTTATATCGTTTATTTATTATTGTCAAGTATTTATTTTTCGGGCGGAAATCTTCCGTAGTTACCCATGCCATCGTAATCCATAAAATCAGCATTAACTTCGCTCATTATTTTATCCATTTGCTTCTTGGATGAGCGAGCATTTTTCTTGCGATAAAAAAAACCAATTATTTTGCGAATTACTTTCATTTTAATTTATCTCCATGTTCATTTATTTCACCTCGAATAAAAGCGCCAAAATCGTCATTGTTTAAATGAGATGTATCCACGCCAACTGATCCAAATCGTAAATTCATATTTAAAACATCTGATCTTTTATTCAATAAAGCATTTAACTCATCATTTAAATCAAATAATTTTTCAGCAATTTTTTTAGCAGGTGGATATTCATAAATCTGACCTATTGTAGTGTTGAGGGAACTTTCTGCTTCATGTAATTCTCTTAGTTGCAATATTTCTGTATTTCTATTCATATCTTTACCTTATAGGTCTTGGTTTAGTTTGTCAAGCTCGGAATCTTCTTTTATCTCTTCGCAATAAGATAATTTCGCCTCTTCTTTCCATGCGGTACTAATCATGTGGTCTTCATCTAATTCACTAAAGACAATATCTTGGGCTTGTTCGGGAGATTCTGCTTCAACTTCATAGGTTCTATAAGTTGTTGCCATTAATTCTACTTCGTATGTTTTCATTATTTATTCCTCGTACATATAGATTGGGGTATACTCGCCAACATAGGCGCAACCAATGTTAAAATCAAAATATTCTACTGCCTCTTCATGGGTCATGCTATCCATTAATCCCTCTATTATTTTATTATAAGAGTAGATCACTTTACCTTCTTGAGAGTAACCCAAGATTGCATGATCATGTCCATCAGCAAATAATGCTTCGGGGTAAGATTCAGCAATAGATTCTTTTAAATCTTTAATTCGAAACGCTTCTTGCGTTAATATTTCTTGTGATGTAATTTTGCTCATACCCTCAATCTAGTAAAAGTTCGGGGCATTGTCAACCCTTTTTTACGAAAAGTTTTTCAACATCCAATTTATATGGTCTTTTAAATCGTAAAAAAATCGCTCTTCGTTCTCTTCATCAACCCAAAAAGCTAACTGCAATGTAAGCAGGTACATTTTATCTCTTACTAGCTCTTTGTCTTCTTGCGTAAAAGATTCATTAGTAAGAACATCTTGTATCAGTATTTTATTTGCGCTTATTAGATTTTGAATTTTTTGATTTCTAGTCATGGCATCCACCCCCGCAACATTGATCTGATCCACCCATAACTGCGCACTCGACTATTTCCTGCATATATCTTTGTAATTCAGGCTCTAGCTTACTAGCAATCATTTCTTGCGCAGATTCTGATTGTAAATTTATTTGACAAGTACCTGTGTTTCCGCACGCAACTTCACTTAACACTTTTAATATTATTTCTTTCATGTTTTTATTCTCTTCCTGTTAGTATATAGATTAATTGAAAGCACATTATCAGGCTAAACACTACAATGCAACCAAAAAATTCGTATATTAGCTTTAATTTATTTTTCAATTTTTTTTCTGCACTCCCAATTTGATTTTGCCATTTCTCTTTGTCTTCTGAGTTCATTGCTTTGTTTTTGTAGAATAGCGATAGCTTTATCTTCGTTCATGTCAGCATAAAGAACTTTTTGAACACAAACTTGCACTTCTCTTGCGGTAACCCGATAGGGAAAACTCCTATAAAGAAACTTATAAAACTTGCCACTTATTTTGCCGTGTTTTAATTTTTTATACAAGAATCTTCTGTAATTGCAGTTTCTAGTATTATGTATTGGTTTCACAATTTTATATATCTTTTATTTTCTCCATTTAATGTAAGTAACTTATTTAAATCATAAGCCTCATCTTTTGTCAAGAGAATTTTTTTATTTGTTGGTACTCTTTCGTGACCATGTGGGCGATTCCAATCAACTATAATATATTCTTTTTTTTCTTCTGTTGTTTTATTTGCCATTTTCGCAATCTTTATGCCATTCCGCTACATATTTATTTGCGCCCCAAAATCCACACACGCAAGGTTTGTTATCTTTTTGATTTGCACCATCTTCATAACCCTTGTCATAAGATTGATGTGAATTTTTTGATAATATTTTTTCAAACTTTTTAGCGAGATATTCTTGTGCATCCGCCCATCCTTTATCGTAACCTCTACGATAATTAATCTCTTCTGTCATTTGTTCGTTCATGTAATTTCCTTTTCTTTACTATCTTCCATATTTTTCCATCTTTGTCAAGATCAGAACTCAAAATCATCACCAAACTATAAACAGGATAAAGAAACCCCGATAAACATTTAAAGAATCTATAATAAAATAACTTACTTATGCAGTCACCAATAAAATATAATATTTTACTTAGAATCAGTTTCATCTAACTTTGTCTTGATTGCTTCCTCGCAAAGTTCATTAAATGTGATTCCTTTTTCGTGTGCAAACTTCATGTATTTGAGTAATTCTTCGTCATCAAATTCAAGTTCAACACTTTCATATTTGACTTTACGAATTAAAACTGAACCATTTCTGTCTTCAAATTTTAGATCATCTCCTTCTTTCCACCCTAATCTTTCAAGCATTTCATCGGGTATCGTAAAAAACAAATCTCCCTCGGTAGTTTCTTTTAATATTATTTCTTTTTCAATCATTGTTATTCCATAAGTTATTAATTGAGATACATAATAGCACAACACCTACAACTATGGCAAGCAAAAAATCCATTATACCCTGACTTTTACTTTGATAGAGTTAATTATAGATGTCACTCCTGCTTCGTTGCGAGTGTGTAATTGCTCGCCATTAACAAAAGTAATCTTCCACCATTTCTCCCCCTTCATTGGGTCAGTTCGTTCTTTAACATATACCACATTTTTGGGGTTAATGTGATAACTCTCATTGTTTGCATCTTCTATTTGTATCATTTTAAAATTACTAAATTATTTTCTTGTTCAGTAGTTTGTATGTACATATCTGAATGAAATGGTTTGTAGTATTCATAGTATTCATGAGCATCTTTTAGCGAAGAAGTGCTGTACAATGGCTCTCTTGGATCATGCTCTAAATATATATGGTACATAGATGCCTTAGAACTGCAAGAAAAAAAGAAAATTAAAATCGCGCAAACTAATAAAAATAATAAAAATCGGTCTATCATTTTATCTAAGAATCTAAAATTTTTCATAATTAAAAAACATAATCGTTGTCTTCATCATCTTGTTTGAATAAATTATTTTGCCACTCTTCAACTTCTTTTTTTGTATGACCTTGCATATTATCATTTCTTTCTTCTTCTGTGAACCATGTATATTCCGTATTAAACGCATCATCCACATTGCTAGGATGAAATCCTGCACACACAAGTAAACCTTTGAACATTTCTACTGCTTCATCTATGCTTACGGAGTCAAATCCGTATTCATCTTCAACACTAAATACTTTGTTATTTGTTGTAATTGATATTTTCATGATTAGTTCCATTCCATATCTATGTTGTAGCCAACCGCCCTTCTTTTGTTCCAACCTTTCGATGGACAAGTTACTTCAATGCAAATATCCCTACCTAAATGATCACCATCTATAATTGGCGCACCTTCTTTATCCATTTCTTCTACCCAATCAATATTCATATCATCTTCTTGCCAAAGATCATCTTCGGACATATCATCTAACCACATAATTGGTGCAGACCAATCATCTGTATCATCTTCTTGTCTAATTGTTAACCAACTATCTACTTTCATTTCCAATCCTTCTCTAATATATATTGTTTGTTTGCTCGATTCATTTTAAAAGCTAAATTTTTAGTTTGTGCTTCTTTATCTGTCAAATACGCAGATTGAATTTTAGCATAACTAGGCTTTAAGTTTTTGTCAAGTAAAATATAATTTTGTAATTTTTGATTATTTATTTCAATATTCATTTTATTATGATCTAGTTGTATTATTGATTCGTTATTTGTTTGCTATGTTAAATGATTATCAATGTTTTAAAATTTTAAAATTAATGCTTGGGGTTATCGTTACCGCTATAACAACAGGGATGAATTACATACATTGGTTTATGTGATTATTTCCCATTAATCCTTTTATTTGATTAATGGCATTTTTCCAATAAAAACTTTTCATGTCATCAGTTTGACCATGTTGTTCTGCTTTAACCATGCTCATACCATAATCATGCCATATCTCGCATATCTTGTCAATGTTTTTATCATCGGGTTTTACATTGTAATGATTCCAACATTTTTCTCCATCAGTAGTTTCTGTCTCTATCCATTCAGCAGGAAAACCTTCGGAAAAATACATCAAGCAATTATCTACCGCAAACTTTCTAGCAAGAGAAACAAAACTATCTTCTCTTTCATGTGACTCATATAAATCGGCATCTTCATACCAAGATTCGTAGACACTAATTTCAAATTTAAAACTATCTTTTATGGCAACACTTTCTTGCTCCCATTTTTGGCGATTATCGTCACCATGTTCTAATATGTCAACGCTATGATCTTTGCCGTACCATTTCATGTGCCTAGTAACAAGACTTGCATATACGATGCTTTGAAACTCTCTTAGAAGTTCTGCGTTTGACTTTTCAGTCATTGATGTTCTTCTAAAACTTACTGACAATCCTTCTCCGCTCATTATTCACTCCCCCATGTTTCTTCAAGAATAGCATTTTGGTAATCCTTGCGAGTTATGTCGCAAAGTTCGCCCTCAATATCCATGCCCCCTTCTTCTTCTAGTAATTCTCTAGCCTCTTCCTCGCTATCAGCATCTACTTCGTAGACATAAGTAGCAGGAACGCTAAACAGGTAAGTATTCTTTTTCTTTGGATTGTATTTGCTCATAATGAAACACTAGCTGAAAGTAGCATTGCCGTCAAGAAAAAAATAACCAAAAGCTCAATGACAAGATAATCATTATAAGTAAAAAAGCCAACCAATCGTTCACTTGTCCAAGACAAAAGTCGTTTCAGTTTTTCTAGCATTAATTTGATGTAAGTAATCAACATATCTCATATTGAGCGCCTTTGCTTGCGCTCTTAGGGTTTCTTCATTGTTAACAGAAAACTCTTTCGGGCAATCCATCCCCTCAAAGTATGGGTAATTATGTAATGTAGACGCTTGCTGATTTTGCGCGCAACTCATTAAAACCAATAGCCAAATTACTAAAGTTGTAATCAATAAATATTTAATAAAAAAGTTCATGTAAATTAATCTCCATATTTGATTTTCCCATCCTTGTAATAAAATAAATACTTTTCTACATCAGTATTGATTCGATGATGCCCCCCGCTTTCTTCAGGAGGATCGACTGCATAAACAGAGCAATGCCATTCGTATCCATCGAAGTCATCATATTCAGTGCCAAAATTTGACTCATGAATATTGTAATCAACAAAAACACCATCATCTACTTCGAATGAATTCCAATAGTCAAAGTTGTCTCCATCAGTTTCAAGTTCGGGGTTGAGTTCGACTTTTTTGATATGGGTTAATGCTAGATCAATAATCTTTAATTCTACTTCTTTATCTAGTTCTAATAACATTATTTTATTTCTCCTTGTTTGATATGATTCCTTTTTTAACTAAACACTCAAATATATTCCACATTTTTTGATAGCGAGTTTCGTGCATTTGCTTCATCCCGATCAACATATTCAATAATTGATCTTCAGTATGCTTGACAGGAGAGTCTCCAATGGCATATATGATTGTTTCTATATCTTGACCTACTTGATGAAGGTCACTCATTGCATCTTCTAATTCAAATCTATTCATGGTATCTAACTATATAGGTTTTTTATTTTGTGTCAAGAATTTTATTTGCCATTGAAATCTTAGCCGTCCAACTGAACAGGGATTGATCCATTGGTTGGTCTTTTGATTCTATAAGCTACTTTTGGTAATTTGCCGTGCTTGTCGGGAATTGGCACTCGAAATCCCCAAGTAAATCTCTTGTTTGTATATCTTTCGTGCTTGTAGTAAACAAGTCCACCTGCTCGACCATTATCTAAGTTTTTAGCTCCACCTTGTGAGGCAAATTGTTTTTTCTGTTGACAATAAATTTCATGCGGTAAATTTACAACACGAAAAATTCCGCCCGAAGAAGGAATTGGATTGCCCTGTCTTTTTAATTTGTTTAAAAGTTTTTTGTTTTTAGATATAGGTTGGGGGCGAAGCATTGGCACACTAGAAAATGCTAACACTTTGAACGCCATCTCTAAACAACCAACGGAATGTAATCTTTCTGTGTAGTCATCCTCAGAATCACCATCCACCCAAGTAAAATGAGTCTCGCAGTTGTCTTCGTTTGAACCAAGATAATCGCGTCTAATATCTGAAAAGCTTGCATTTCCCGAAAACCAACCAAACTTAGATTCCTTTAGTGTTTTTTGTTGACCATTAAATTTACCTTTAAAAATTTTCCAAACAATCAAATTATCATGATCTCTTGCTTTGGGATTTTCTTGAAAAAATTTATGCAAACATATCAAGGAGTTTGTGTCTTTGCTTGTTAATGTGCATCGTTGCGCAAGCTTCATGTATGTTTCTTTTGTTACTTTTTGCAACATAACTTGAGAGTCACCTGACTTTTCAAAATTAAAGAGGATACTTTTAGACATCCATTGAGTTTCGTCAAACCTAGCGTCAGTCACATCAATACCCATAATAGATTGTCGCACTTCTTTTTGAATCGAGTACAATACACCCACATCCGTATGCAAAGTAAAGCTAGCTTTGCTTAGAGCATTCCCTGCTTCATTTAATTGTTGAGCTGAAGAATAATTTTGATTAATATGTTCGTGGAAAAAGCCCAACGAACTTATGTCAGCATTTTTAAATGTCCCAACAATGCTGTCATCGCTAATAGCGTTTAAATTGATAATATTTCGCATCATGCTTAGTTGTATGAGTTTTTAGTCATCGTATCTAACTATATAGGTTTTAAAACTTCTGTCAACTAAAATATCATTTATCATAGAAAAAATAACATTCCAACTGCCCCCTGCGAGTCCACAAGAAATACCCCAAGGCAAGCCTAAAGTCTTTTCTACTTCTTCATGCTTGGATTGCCATTCGATATGACCCGCCACTTTATTCAATGCAATATAAAATGCTTCATAATTAACTGCTCTTTCGCCCCCAATTTTATCTTGGGTATACATATTGTAGATACCTTTGCTTTGAGTAGCATCAGTCACCGAAAAACTAAAACCGCCCAAAACATTATCACCATCCATCATTGCATGACAATCAGCAGAGTAAGCATTAGGGTAGCGATATTTAATTTGATGCGCAATACCTGCGCCCATTACATTATGGGTATTGCAAGAGTGAGCAATAAAATCTATATCGTTAGGAAAATCAAGAAGATTGCCATCTATTATTTTTACCATGCCAACATCTTAATAAATTATTAATTAAGAGTCAAGTATTAAATAGCTCCTGCCATTTGTTGTTGTAAGAGTTTGATAGCAAGGTCTTTTTTTTTGCATTCTAGCTCAAAAATTGCAGGATATTTAGGATCAATAGCAATATGTGGTGGAAAATTACCGAACGCAACATAATCTGCATGAGCGCGAGGTTTTTCGGGAGTACCTTCTGACCAATGAAAGACAGGTGCAATAAAATGATTGTCTCCTTCTCCATTATTAACCCATGTATATGCACAACGCTCTGCTTGCCAAGCGAAGTCTGAAACTTCTGATGGGTTGCATAGATGGTGAAGGTTGTCTGCGCAAACAGGAAGGTTATAATTATGCGTTTCAAATAAATATTCGCTAAATTTTATACAATCATCTATATTAAATAAAGATAGTTTATCCTCATTTTCTATTGTTAGTCTATTGTAAACACCTGCATTACATTTCATTAGATTGTTATAGAATATTTCCGCTATGTCTTCTAGTGTCTCGCCATCTTTGATTGAGCGATTGACATGAATGTTCATTGGCGCAGTATGATCTTGAGGCAAGCCAATTTTGTCAAAAATACTCGCATGAAAGTTTAATTCATTTATTGAGTTTTTAACTGCGTTTTCATTCGCAGACGCTAAGACTACAAATTGATCGGGATGAGAACCAATTGATATATCAAACTTTTTAGCAATTAAACCTACTAACTTTAGCTCTTGTTCTATTCTTGCTTTGTGCGGTAAATCTTCAAGAGAAATATCCAAAGTTTGGTCGGTAAGGAGAGGAAAAAGAGCAGAACTAAGACGATAATGCCTAATATTTGAGGAATGACAATGATTGACAATATATTGAGTAACAATAACATTGTGCAAAATTCTTTCAGATAATTGATTGACTGCTTCATCTCTACCTTCTTGGTTACACAAATCATTAAAGCGTTTGCGAGTCATTGTGCGAAAAGAATATTTTGTTTTATCCTTTTCTTTTAGTATTTCACTTATGCAAGTTAGTCCTAGTATTTGTGTCATGATTGTACTTTAGCCTATAAAGAAACTCTTGTCAAGCCTTTATGTGTATTTATGATTATGGAGATAGAAAAAATTATTATATTAGGGATTGGAGCGATGGTATCCATTATAGCTTTTTATTTAAAACGAGAAAGTATTAAAATAGAAAAAGTTTCTACAAAATTAAGAGAAATAGAGGTAAGTTTAGCAAAAAATGGCGCTAGAGATGCAGAACGATGGGATCAAACATCAAAACTATTAGAAGACAGAAGGCAAGACATCCATAAGATTTACGAAAAATTAAACAAATGAGCTTGATAATGGAATTGTGGGATGTATTTCTGTGGCTATCTATTGTTTCAGCGATTGCAGTAATATGCTATCCTCATAAGTAGTGGACGCTGATTTTGAAAGAAGTTTGTATATTATAGTATCTTTATCTTTATTTTTTTTAGAAAGAGATATTGTAGTAGATACAATGTTTTTACTTATGAGTTTATGTTTTTAAATTCTTCAATAGTCATTGCTTCACTCATCTCACTTTCATCGTAAAGAGGGGCAAATTCTATTTCATCTGATTTTAAGATATTATTGTAAGATTTTTGCGCATCATCTAGCATGAGCCTAAGACTTAAAAGTAAATCTTCAGGACTTTCTGCTATAACTTCGGGGTTTTCTGTATAAGCAGAAATATCTCCATCGTCATTATAGATAACTTCATATAACCCATATTCTTTAGGTTTAGTTTGTATTATTCGGTAGTTCCACATTTTATTTGCTCCCATCTATTATCATAATTAAGTCTAAATTTACCTTGGTATCCTTCATTTCCACCTATCTTCTCATGAGGGGCAAATAAAGTCAAGTAAAAACTTCCATCACTCTTTTTATATAAAAAATATTCTTTACCAATAACAGGTTTAAAGCGCATCTCTGCGTTAAATATTATTTGATTCCACTTGTAATCTTCCGCTAACTCCTCAAACTCTTGTTTTAATTTATTAAATCGCTCTTCGTAGTGTTTATTTGCGGTATGTACTGCCCCGATTTTCCATCCACCAAGGCTATGATCGGGACGAATAACAGGCGCGCCTAAATCACTCGCGTAAGGTAATGAATGAGCGTTTGGCACATAATTGTCAGGTAAATCTTTCTTACTCATTACCAAGAATTAATATCAATATTTTCTTTATTTGAAGGATGGTTTTTTAATTTTTCTAGTATAGATTCTAATGTCGAAATTTCTGTTAAATATTTTTTTTGTTTACTCTTTTTGTATCGAGTTTTCAATCTAAATATTTCGTCTTGTATTATTTGCCTATCAAATTTTCCTTTATAACTCCAACCAAGATCGAAACCTCTGCGTAAGCCCCGATTGTGAGCATATTCAAATTCATTATTTATTCCATTATCGTACACAATTTATTCTATTGGAAAAGGGGTTAGCCATCCTGCACCACCATGAAGTTCAGCGGTATCTTCAGGAGGACTAGTGGGTAAGTTTAGTAAACTAATCAACTCGTTCAATTTGTGCGTACCTATGGCAACTCTTTCTTTATTGATCCAAATTACATAAGGTTGACCTAGATTCAGAGGGCGCGGCACAGGATTGATTTGTATTTTGTAAACATCAAGTATATCAGGCGTAAAATTAGGAGGAGAAGTTGGGGGTAAAAAGTGCCGAGGCAATGGCGGAGGTGGAGGCAAATCAATTTCTTCTTCAACCTTATTCGATTGACAACCAAGTAAAAACACAACACCGATCCACCATTTATTCTTCATCTTCTTCTACATATTCTTTTATTATTTCTCTAGCTTTTTCAAAAATATCAGGACGATTTTGTTTGCACCATTCTAGCACCCATTGATTCGTATAACAATCAATTATTTCTTCATTCGTAATTTCTATTGTGTGCTTCATCTATTCCCATAAAATTATTATAATAACTAATAAAATCAATAATGTCAAGCCCCAATTTTGTTTTCTTAAATACCTAAACATAATCTTTCTCCGTAACCAAAGTCTTTTTTATACATATTGTTCAGAAAGTTGCTCTTGGATTTAACCCAATGGATTGTAAGCTTGGGCTCTTGGTAATGACAGAGAGCAAGATGAGTGGCATCTTTTATTTCGTGTAAACCATTGAGTTTTAATATCGGGGGTGAATATTTTGTGGTTTTTACGGAAACTCTTAATTTTCCATCAATCCCTATGATTATGTCTGCGCTATGTTTGTCTCCTTTTGGTTTGGGCATCACATCAAAATAGCCATTCAAATGTCTAGCAACCGCAAACTCTCCTGCAATGCCCATATAGTGTCCCTCAAAGCTTTTATCGTAGTCTGAGCCATCTTTTCTACCCGAACACATTAAAGATTTTGTTTTAAGATGCGTCTTACCCCTGCACCGCCAAGTAGTTAATATTTTCAAAGATTCTATTTCTGATTCATTGAATATAATTTCTTGCATAAAAAAAGTGTATATTATATTAAAGATTATGTCAAATAAAAACTATACAGATACATCACCATCTTTCGGGTTAAATAATTTAAAATCTGAAAACAATAAAAATATTAGCTTCAATTATATATGGGATGAAGATGAACAATATTGGACTCCTGAGACTAAATCTAATTTGGCGGTTGATTATATCATAAACAACGCTAAAGCTACGATACATAAATTTGGAAGCAATCCTAATATTAGCCAAAGCGTTTCAGTCTCTAGCCCCGAAACTATTTGGGATGGATCAAGCGAATATGAATTTCCATTAGATTTAGGGGAAAGTATCCAAGTTAAATCAAGTAACACAGGAGACTCTCAAGAAATTATCGTACAAGGATTGGACGAAAACTTTTTGGAGCAATCGTGGACAGGTAACTTGAATGGCACAACCGCAGTAAATGTGCAAGGATTATGGTCTAGGGTATTTAGAGCTTTCAATAATGACTCTAGTGACATTTCGGGAGATATTAATATATTTAAGTCAGGCGATACATCAAAAAGCTACGCTCAAATCCTTAATGGCAACAATCAAACCCTCATGTCTGTGTACACGATTCCTGCCAACTGCACAGGATATTTAATTAAATATCAAGCAACCGCCCATAACTCTCAAAGTTCTTCAGAAATTGGATATACCTTACAAATGAAAACAAGAGAAGAGGGTAAAGTATTTAGGGTCAAGTCTACAACTTCTGTGGGTACAAGCTTTGAAATAAGTAAAGATTATTTATTTCCATTAAAATTAGAACCAAAAACAGATATTATTTTTAATGCTGTGAGTGCAAATGGTAATAATGGCGCAATTAATGTGGATTTTGATATAGCATTACTCTAAAACTTTTTCAAGCATTTTTATCTGCTTTTTAACATCTTCTAGTTCTTGTTTTATTTGCTGAGTATAATCTTTATTTTTATTTACTTGTTGCAATAATCTAGTAGCTAATTCATTTAGCTCTTCTGCGCATTTTAAATAAATTTTTTCTTGCTCCTTCATAGCATTGATGAAAAGAGATTAGCGACTGATTGCAATTTTTTAGTAGCTTCATTTGTAAAATCAATTAAATTAAGAACTTTTTGCAAGGTTTCTTTTTTAGCGCCATCATTTTCATGATACCAAAGGGTGTAAACCTCATGTCGTAGTTTATCTATTTCTAAATTATTCATAGTAATTTGCATACTTGGCGACCATTATGAGTGATTTTACGCTTGCCATCTATTTCAATGAGATTTTTACTTAAAAGGTACAGCTCATGGTCTCTGCGCACAGCAGTTGAGCTTAGACCTAGTTTAGCCGACAAGCCTGTCAAGGTAACAGAGCCGCAATTATTTAATATTTCAAGCACTTGTTTTTCAGTATTAGTTAATCCGAATGGAAGTATTCCGATGGTATCGCATAACTCTTTAAAATTCTCGACCCCAAAATTGTTATCATCTTTTGCTCCGCAATACAAAGCAATCTCTTTCGCTCTTTTGACAGCGCTACGCGCATTGCTTCTAATTGTTCCTGAGACTTGGTTTAAGCACTCTTCGGTAAACACAATTTCAGGAGCGCAAAGTTCAACAATTCTACCGAGTTCCGATTTGCTATAAGGCTCAAAGTCAACATTTGTCAGCCGATCTTTTAGTGGGGGAAATATTTTATCAGTCTCAGTTGTTGCGAAGATAAAAGTCTGTTGCCTGAAATTAAACTCAAAGCTCATGCCATTCCATTCAAATGTCTTGCGACTATTTGCTTCCGTATTAAAAATACTCAAGAAAGCCATTGTTAGGTCTTGAGGCAATTCATGGCATTCGTCAAACAATATTGTGATTTCGTTATCGCATATTAATGGAATAAAAATCTGCTCAAAGAATTGCTCGTTATTTTTAATTGTCGAACAATTTAATTCAAGAAAAGCGCGCTTATCGCCATCTTGATTATGTAAGTTTCTAGCAAAAGCTTTTGCGAACTCTGTTTTTCCGAGACCCTTAGCACCTGCCATCAATAAGAAGGGCGCTTGAGAAGTTTTATGAAAAGCGTCAAGATAAAAGCCAAGCTTCTTTTTAACTGCGTTTTGACCAATTAAGTCGGAGAAGTAGTTACTCATAATTAGAAGTGTGTTATTTTGTATTCAATTTTAGATTCAATATCATTACTATAATCTTCTTTGGCAAAGTTGTCAAGCGCAACTTTAACATCTTGCGATGAAGAACTTTCTTTATAACAAGACTTGCATTGAGAACGCTTGCCAAACTGCCTTCTTTTGTCATTATTAAAAGAATCAAGAGGTAGCTCTTGTTCGCACTTTGAGCATTGCTTTGTTACTTGTGTGGCGCTTTTAATTGACTCAAGCCAATCTTGACTGACTAGCACAATAGTTTTTCTGCCGATATAATCACCTAACTCTTCGTAAGTGATTGGAATTACATTTTTAGATTTATTTTGCATAACGAAATAAAATTATATTATAAAAACAATCTGTGTCAACAAAAAAAGGAGAAAACGCTAAGACGCTTTCTCCTTTTTAAAATGTATGAATTAAATACTTAAATCCTCAGGATGCTTTGTATGAAATCTTCATCTTCAATACACCCACCGAGATTAACATATTTAGCCTGATTGAGTTTTCTTGCTTCACAACTCAATTCTCTGGAGCAAGTACTAGAAGTTTTTCGTTTATTTAAAAATTGCGTTACAAAGTAAAGCATATTTCCGTAATGAATTGGTTTAGCTGACCCGCCATTAGAGCCATTCAACTTTTTATTTTTAGCTAAAGTTTTTAAATAGTTCCTGCAAATCCTTACAGACGAGAATTCGTCGCTAGAGAAAGTTGTATCAATACCTCTTTCCCTTAAAGATTCGAGAGCTTCAAGTTCAGCAGTAATGCACTCTATAAATAATTCTGTTCTCTCTCTGCTAAAAATATAAGCTTGAGTAAGGCAAATCTTATGCCCTGCAAAAAGTTCGTAGGCTGAATCCGAGCCGGTCATTTGAGCTACCCATCTACAAATATCCTCGTAAGTTTGTTCTGTATTTGGCTCTACTTCGTTCCAAGTTTCAAAAATATCTACCTCGTTAGCCAACGATCTATCAAAGCCATTTCCTTCCTGATTTTTATGAAGGATTCCTTCTAGGATTTTTAAAGCCGCAATTCCGTTTGTGTCGCGATCAGCGATTAAACCTTTGATTCTAGCAGTTTGAATAATTGTCCTAGAAGAGCCTTTGTCGATATAGTCCTGCATGGATTGCTCTGCGCCAAATGTAACATTAAAAGAAAGACTGAAGTCGGATAAATTATTTGGACAAACATCTTTAGCAACTAAAACTAAAGCTTCTAATCTATTTTGACCATCAAGCAAAGCTCCTGTGCCTTCTTCAAATAAGATGGGCGCAGATACTCTCCAATTGCCTTCTTTCATTGACTTAGCATACCTTTTTATATTTGAAATCATTTTTTTTCGATTTCGTCTACTTTTTGATGGATCAGCACTCTCAATATTATTAAAATGGTCTAAAATATGAGAAGCAACAGCCCCATTGATAGAAAAAATACCCTGCTGAATTCCATGACCAAAACTTGTCATCCAAGGGTGAGAGCGTAATACTTCTCCTGTTTCAGATTTATAAAATAAGGGCGCGTCTTTTAATATTTCAGAAATGCTCAAATCTACTTTGTTTTTTTCAGTAAAATATTTTTTGCATTTTAATTGTTGCTTTTCAGCTAATCCTGTAATTTGTGAATTCATAATATATTTATGTTTATTGAATAATAAAAAATAGTAGTATATCAAATAGTTAAACTAATGTCAACGCAAAACTTCATTTATTTCCCTTCTGTATATCTTCATCTCTTCGGAAAGGGTAGCGGTAACATTTAAAAGACTATAAAGAGATCGCTTGTCTAATTTTCTTTCTTCAGGGATTTCTATGTCGCTATTATATAAGTCGATTAAGTCATTTACCGCGTCCATTTGCTTTACATAGGTATTTAAAATTCTATTGAAAGATTTATTCAACCTATTTAATAACCATTTTTTTTGAGATTGACTAGGGTTTAAATTCTTGGAAACAAAATTACGATAGCGCTCAATCAAATCTGTATGCTTGTCTTCAAACTCAACTGCCATTTCGGTATGAAATTCGTAAGTTTGCCAAGCTAATTCAAGACTATCCATATTATAGAAACTTATAGAGAAGATTAAGATCGTTTACTCCGCAATATTTAGCGAAATAAGCGCAAAACTTGGCGATCTCACTAGCGCTCCATGATTCTTCTTTCATAATGTGTCCAATTTCAGCATATTCGCCATCGTTCCATAGATCAGTAAGTTTAATATATTCAGTATTCATTTTTTTATTTTTGGGTTTGTATTAATAGTTAAGATTGTAGTCTGTCACAAAGCGTCAGGGATGTCAACTATTTTTTTATGTGTACTCATAAATATGGATGAAAGAATAATTAACTACTTAATAGTTAAGCACTTAGAGGATGTCGATTTCTCGGCTCACCCTCATTTACGGGTGCGAAGCGCATATATTTTAGCCAAAAAACAATATTTTGATATGTCGGCGGCTGAAAAAACAGAAATATTAAACAAACTAGGAGGGGATGATGAAAGAAACAATAAAGAAGAATTATAGATTATCTTGGGCGCTAAGTCTTATACTTGCCTCTGCTGTATCATTATTATTTGTCGCTTGCACTGACACAAATTTAGAAAATATCAAAGACATACCGACTTTGGATGCAGATGCAAGCAAGGATATGATATATAAAAAAGATTTCGCATATCATTTTACAACACAAAGAGCATTTAACTCTGTACCAATGAAAGTGCCAACTGATATAAAAATATTACTATGGGATAGTAGTTACCAAAAGGTAGATTACTATTTTTTTAGGAAATTTAATAATTGGTTTCAGGATTTATTGTTTGATAATGGATTGATGTCTTTGGGCGAAAATGGCGAAGCTTTGGATTGTGAAAACTATGCCATGCTATACAAATCAACTATGAGTATCGCAAACCTAAAAAGCGATCAAAAGAAAGAGATGGCAGTTGGGATTGTAGTTGTTAGGCAAGTCAACGAATTTGCAAGGATTCCTGCAACAGGAGGTCTTCATGCAGTAAATTTAGTTATGACAACAAGGGGATGGTATATATTTGAACCGCAAACAAATGAGTTTATTTTACTTGAAAATTACCCGAATCAAGAATACATTCAATATATAATATTTTAAGCCTTTGATTTCCAAAGTAATATTTGCTCGCACAAATCGTAAAGTTCCTGAATCAATAGATCGCCTTTAGCCTGATTAGCTTCTTTGATACAAAGACCTAGGTTATCCAAATCATTTGTACCTCCTCTTGACGCAGGAATTATATGATCTAAATTATAAGTCTCAGGCTTATCTAAATCTATAGGTTTACCTGTTAAATAACAAATTGGTTTATTTCCGAATTTCTCAATCACATCCTGGCAGGTATAGTTTCTTGATATACTATTAACTATAGTATTTGTCTTGTTGCCTTTTGAGCCCGAGCGCCTTTTGAATGTTTTTACTTTAGCTCGAAGTAATTTATAATTTGCGCGGGAACATCGCGTTTTAAAACTAGAGACTTTTTTGCAGATCGGTTTTCTTTTTTTTAAATCTTTCTTGACTCTATTTTTTTCATTACCATTTCCGCAATGATAAGAGATTGTCGATTTCGAGCAACCAATAATAGATTGTATTTCTCGATAGCTTTTACCCTCTGATCGAAGTTTTAAGATCTTATCCTTTCGAGCCGTATTATTTAGCTTGCGCACTTTCGTTTTTTAAGATTTTTTTACAACTTTGTATTGCTCGATAATAAGTAAGGTTGAAGTGCTTTTGATTAAGATTCATTAATTTGCGCGCTTTTTGTCTAGAAACCCCTGTTATTATATAATTGAATACTTTTAGTTGTTGAGGTGGAAGCTTTGACTTTAAATATTTGACCGCTTCAAGTTTGCTTTTTAAATTTTCTTTTTGAATTATTTGATTAACACAAGACTCTGAAGTGCCATTCGGTAAGTCTTCAAGGGACTCCATGCAATGCTCTTTATTTCTGAATTTTTGAGTTATAAATTTTTTGATTTGGAAGTTACATATCTTGAAAGCCCAACCATGAAAACTTTTATTTGTATCGAATTCATCCATTTTTTGACAAAGTATTAGTATTGTATTTTGAACAATATCTTCAGCATTCTGCGCGCCATATATTTTTGACCTCGCATAATTTAGAAGTGGGCGGCGGATTAATTCTACTTTTTTATAGTAGTCATTCGATTTATCTATTATTTGGCGGTCAGTCATTCAATTTTGTCAATGGTCATATCAAGACTATTATTTGGATTTTTATCAATTATAATATGAACTGATTCGTTGTTTTGATTAAACAGAATTTGAAAAATAGCATCGGTAACTTCCGCTAAATCTGTTTCTGGGTGAAATGATCCGGGGTAATATTCTGAGTCTTCATTATAAACTAAATCTAAAATCTTTTGTAATTTTTTCACTAGATCATTTTTTGAATTATTTGGCTCGTACCCTTTCCTAAAGTTTATCATGGTATTATTACTCTTTCTATATCATGTTCAAGCTCAATATTGTCCCAATAGTCATGGCTATATTCGCTATATTTAATATCTTCAAATAGGATAAGTTTGGCGCAAGAATCATCAGACTCATATCCAATCGCATTCCCATCAGGAACTCTTCCACCCCCATCTTTGTATTCAAAACATTCGTCATAACCATGTTCGGAGTAAACAATTTGAGATGATTTAATTTCCATCCTTAACCGAACCTACAGAATTAAGTAAATCATTATAACCATCTTCTAAGTCAGATATTTGGTCTAGCGCATCCGTAAATAATTTATAAATTTCATCGTCTTTATTTCCGAGTTTTTGATTCATATCGAATTGCGATAATGCAGCATGATATCCGTCAGAATAATCATAAAGATGTTCTCCTTTAACCGCTGAAATCATTGCGTGACTTTTGCCGTCTTCGAAACCTTGTTGATAATATCCATCCCTCGCATTGGTTACCTCATGCATTAAATCCAATATTTGGTCAGATTTGATTGAAGAATTGAGCCTATATTGCGCCTCGATCATTTCAAAATCATTAAGTTTAATGCTCTGCACGTTATAGAAAAACCCACCAAGTATCGCGGCTAAAAGCCAAATTAAGCGTTCTTTATTGTTCATTATTTGAGTGTATTATATTTATTATGAAAAAAGGAGAGATAAAACAAAAAATTAGCCATGATTATATTTTATACTTGTATGATAAGGCTAAAAAATTAAAAAGTAAAGAGAAAAAGGCGGCTTTATTAAAGCAAATTAGAATATTAAGTCAACATATCGGGGAATATATAGTTAAGCCTCTTGATTAAGGACATAGCTTTCATCTTCCCACTTATCAGAATAAGGGTTGTATTTCTCTACAGCAAGTGTTTGCACTATCAAGTTATGTTTTTCTATCATCGATAAGTGAAATTCTAAGGCTGATTCCGCACATTCTGCATTGTAGTAGTGATAATTATCCTGCATGGAGTGATAAGCTCCGGCATTGTATTTAATTCTGTACTCGAATAGTTTTGATTTGTCAATATTCTCCTTCTTCATATTTGAACTCATGGTAAATGTTATCAAATAAATAAAGATCGACTACATTGTTATGCGTCCAATCCACTCCTACAGGTTCGCCTTCGGGGACGACTTCATCTGAGTCTGTATAAAAAAACTCGGCGTGATCACTAGCTAATACTACTTCTAACTGATTCATAATTATTCAAAAATTTTCATTTGATCGGGATGATCAACATGTTCTGATTCTACTGCATCTTCCACTACTTTGTCAACGCTTTTTTTTGTGCGTAGCCAATTTCTTTGCGCCATGCGAACAACAAAACGCATGAAAGCAAATGAATAAACTTTATTTAACTCAATGGTAGTATCCTTATTGGATAACGTAAAGGACTTGGTCTCTTCATTATACTCAAAGGTTGCATTCTTTAATTCTTTTTTGATTATCATTTGCCATACAATATAGCAAAAATAAATAGTCAAGTCAAGAAATATTTTAAAATTTTACAAGAAACAATAAAAAAAGGGTTAAGAAGGTTTTCTTTGTTGTAGTTCAAGCACTGATTTGTACCTTCAGTGAGGACTATAGCCCCACTTTCTTCGGCTATTATTTGTGGCGCGCAAGTATCCCATTCCATTGTTGGGCCAAACCTTGGATAAATGTCAGCTTTACCTTCAGCAACTAAACAGAATTTTAATGAACTACCGATATTTAAGGTCTCAATCTCATAATCCTTTTTTAAATTATTAATAAATTCCTTCGTCTCTTCGTTCAAATGGGATTTACTTGCAACTACTTTAATTGGTTCGCCTTGCGGGTTATAAGAATATTTGGCATAAATTGGTTTGCCGTTTTTAAAAGCACCCCGATCTTTTATAGCGAAGTATTGGTCTTGCTTCTTGGGGCAAGCTACATAGCCGAATACAGGCTCTGACCCTTTACATAGGGCGATATTGATACAGAAGTCATCCCCACCCTTTACGAACTCTTTTGTGCCGTCTATGGGGTCTATAAGCCAATAATAATCCCATTTAGCGCGGTCTTTATATTTAATCTCTTTATTTTCTTCAGATATAATATTTGAAACATCCGTGTTCGCCGCCAAAAATTCGCAAATTCTTTTGTTTGAATGAAGGTCAGCTTCTGTTAATGGGCTCTTGTCATCTTTTTGTAAAGTTTCAAAGCCGCGCTCTTGTATTTCGCAAACTTCTTTAGAAAGTTCGGCGCCAAAAATTAATAGCTTATCAATAAATTCTTTATTTATATTTGGATAATGCATCTTCTAGCGCTTCTTGCGCAGTTCTTATTTTTATATATTGTTCTGTCTTGGCCGTATCCAGCACACAATTTGATCGTGGGGCGACTGTCTCTTTGCTAAGAGATTCTAAATCATCAAAAAACTTAAAATCTTTATCTGATAAATTATATTTTTTTATTAATTCAACCACGTCTTCTGTAGTAACACTTCCTTTATTTGTGATATTATAAATTCCATGTGGTACTTTTTGCTCAATTAACTCCATTACATATTTAGCAAAATCTGCGCGATGAGATAAAGAATTTTCAGCATCCAACAAAGTGTCATAAGATAATAATTTAGTTAAGTAATTTCTTGGAGATGCATATTCATCGAATGGAATACGTAATCTAAAGATATAACTATTTGGATGATTTTGCAATACAACTTTCTCTGCAAGAGCTTTTGTTCCGCTATAAAAACTACCATTTTGGAAATCAAAATTGGGGGCATCTTTTTCAGTAAAATGTTTTTCGTACCCTCCATAAATACAACCCGAAGATATTTGAGTGAATTCGTATTTCTTTTCACAACATAGTTGAGCAAGCATTAGAGGCAACAAAACATTACCTTCTATGCAATCAGCTTTCGCTAATTCACAAGCGTCAACATTTGGCTTGCCGATATACCCTGCACAATTTATAATATGCAAGTCATCACCTAAAATATAAAGATTATACTTTAATTCTTTAAGATCTGTATAATCAACATCAGATCTACTCCAAGCGACATGAGGTAAATCGCGTGACTTTAATTCTTTTATTATAGCTTCTGCTATGTATCCGTTTTTTCCTAATATAATGTACATAAATTATGTTCCAAATTCGTATCCGAAATACTCGATGTCCTGCTCATACTTTTTCTCAACAATCTCGCGGATCTCATCCTCGTAGTATTCAGTATAATGTTTATGTTTTGACTTGTTTTTGTGTGGAAGTTGTTGCCGAGGTACCCCGATTTTGTCGCAGATAAGATCGAAGTCTTCTTGAAGTTTTTCGAATCTGCCTATGAAATCAACCAAGCAATTATCTGATGCGTCATATATGAATTTATATTGTTCTAAGTTATGTTTTTGCCTCAGAGTTGTAGTGTTATTTTCTGATTGATTAATTAAATCGCCTAATTTAAGTTTTACCCAGTCGTTGAAATTTAAAGATTCATTCAAATATGTTTTTTCCCAAAAATATTCTGATAAACATTTTGAAAAAGGATTTCGTACAAATGTAAATTTAAAATAATCATTAAAAACTTGATCGCCTATTTTTTCTTGTAATTCACAAGCTTTTAAATGTTGCAGCACAACACCCTTCTCGATACCCCATAATTTTTTTTTATCTCCATATCCACCTAAACATTTTTCGATTGATTCCCCTGCATTTTTAGGAATATGAACAAAAATCATTTTTTTTGTATGATCAATCATTTATAACATCTGGATTTTGTTTTATTGTTTGTTTAGTTATTAAGTCTTTCAGTCGAGTGGTTGACCACTCATGTGATCTTGTAGTATATATTACACGGGGAGGAAGATCATCTCCTGTAAAACTTTTGCCAATATAATCTTCTCCAAGTATGCGAATGTCGGGTTTCCAGAATTTAATTAAATCCACAAGCTCTTCTTCGGTTTGATACATATATACTTCGTCTATGTATTTTATAGCCATTAATGCTTTGTAGCGTTCGTAGTATGGTATAACGGGTTTATATTTTGTAAACCTTGTGGCACTTGGATCTAGCTGCAAAAAAATCAAAAAACGATCACAATGCCTTTTCGCCTCCTCAAAGGTATAGATGTACCCTGGATGCAAAAGATCAAAGTTACCTGCCGTAAAACCTACTATTTCTTTGTTTCTTGAATTTTCCATATTGTATAATTTTCTATGATTTTATTTTGTATTCTGTTCGTTTTTACAAACATAACCTCTAAGGGATTTAACGTAGCACCGTAATATCTTTCATTGAAACATATATCTCCATGTTTTTCTGAATTATATTGAGATAACTGCAATGGTTTTATTTTAAATCCGACTGCCAAAAGCACCCTGCTCATTCTGATCTCGTGTTGAATGATAACTTCAGACTTGTCTTTGCCTATAGAGTCAAAAATACCTTTATTAAGAAGAACCTCTAAACCAGAGAAATCTGTAGCAAAACAATAACTTTGAATATGCAAGTTTGGCTGAGAGCAAAGCCCTCGAAAATTCCAAGTTGAGCCAACCAGTTTGACTTTATCATTAATACATGAATTCAATAAATCAACCCAATTCAAAGAGTTTGGAATATAATCGGGAAGAAAAGGTCCGCGACATGTATCGTTTATGAAAATAAAACGATCAAATTGATCCAGTTTGACACTTTCTAAAGATTGCTGGTATCCCCCAAAATCGTAACCCTTATTGTGCCCCTTGATAATAGATATGTTTGATTGACAAGGAATTTGCGTACCTCCTGTAGAGCTATTAATTACAAAATTGAATTGGTGGTCAGAAGAGTTTGTTAACCCTAATTGTAAAAAAAAATCTAGATTACGCTTAGAAGACTCGGTCTCAAAGTGAACAAATGTAATTAATGTTTTCAAATTAACTCTTTCAATCCTTCCTTAAAATTTATGCTGGGAAACCAATTTAATTCCCTTTGAATTTTAGTATTATCAATTGCATAACGCCAATCGTGACCTAATCGGTCTTTGACGAATTCTATTTGACTTTCATCTTTATCTAGAAGTTTTAAGATTGTTTTAACAATATCAATGTTACGAACTTCATTTTTGCCACCAATATTATAAACTTCGCCAATTTTTCCACCATGCAATACCGCATCGATGCCAGAGCAATGATCTGAGACATGAATCCAGTCACGAATATTTCTGCCATCACCATAAACAGGAAGTTTTTTGTCTGCCTTGGCATTTTTAATCATTGATGGAATTAATTTTTCTTCGTGTTGATTTGGGCCATAATTGTTTGAGCAACGAGTGATCAAAATAGGGTAATTGAAAGTTTCATAAAAACTACGACACAATAAATCCGCACTTGCTTTACTTGCGGAATAGGGGCTGTTAGCTTGTATCGGAGTATCTTCAGTAAAAGGATCGTCTTCTTCTGTTAAGCTACCGTATACCTCATCTGTAGAGACTTGAAGGTATCTCTCGATGCTTGGACAATCATGTAGCAATGTCAATAATGAATGCGTTCCATTGATGTTGGTTTTAATAAAAGGATTTGAATTGTTTATGCTATTATCTACATGACTTTCAGCGGCAAAATTAACAATATAATTTATATTATTTTTTTGAACTAATCTTTTTATGCTTTTTGTACTGTTGATATCATATAATGATAAATAGTATCTGCCTGATCGATTTATATCTTTGCTAATGTTATCATAATTAGCCGCATAAGTTTTTACGTCAACATTGAAGATTTTATAATCATACTTATCAAATATATACTTGATAAAATTACTTCCAATGAAGCCTAGCCCGCCTGTGACTAATATGCTTTTCATCTTTAAGAACCTTGACGATCATATGGGTTGCGAACAAATGAAAATACATAATAATCTAAGTGATCATTTAAGAAATGAGAGAAGCCACGCTTTCTTAAAACTTTTGCTGGTATATCTGGATCAGCATCTCGCAAAAACCTTTCGACAGATGTGCCTGCAGCTTTAGGTATATGCAGGAATATGCATTTATGTTTATGGCTGATCATTATTCATTTCTCCATTTTCTTTAGTAAAAATAATCATCTAGAATTTTGGCGGGATGAAAGATATTACAGTCTTCATTTTGTATAAAATTTAAAGAATAACCAAGTTTATCTTGACCTATTCCGTTGAACATAGAATGCCTGCAGTCTTCTTCGTTAAGTTCAATAAGAGAATAATCAAAATTCTTGCAAATATATGGCAACCATAATTCATGATGACTAGTTTTATCCTCTTCTATTATAGATTGTATAACTTGAGTTGCTAATTTTTTACTAGATCTATGTAAATATAAGTGACAAATCGCATTATGAATAACATGACTTAAATGTCCGATTCTCCAGCCAATATTACCTTCTATATCGGAATCATGATTGAAGCACCAAAAAGGAAGCTCAGAAATTGATGGAAATACAGGGTCTCTAACTCCGCGTTTACTAATTAAATCTACATTTAGATTTTTGTATTTTTCAAAAAATTTATTCCAATCTTTGGCATAAACATCATCCTCCATATACCACATATATTCAAATGAACTATTCGCAAACCAATCATATGCAGAGAGCTTCGCGCAATTATCAGGCCATCGCCCATTAAAATTTTTTATTTTTTGACCATATTTATCAAAATAAACTCGATTATCAACCAGTTTTACGTCGACTTGATTTATGATGTTTTTGAGTAAGTCTAAAGAACTCTCATATCTAGTATCAATCCCCAAAGTAATTTTATACCCAACTGAATCAATCAAAGACTTTATAATCCTTTTCTTTGTTGGGTTAACATTTGATACAGACATATAAATAGCTGTATTTTGGGTATTAGAGTGATCGTTCATTTATTATTCTCCAAATTTATATCCGAAATGGTCAATGTCCTTTGCGCCACCGGTTCTTGGTATATGTATAAAAATAAATTTATGTTTATGACTGATCATCGATATTTGGGATGCCGGTGAATCTAAACATGTTATTGGATTTGCAAAACCATCTGACGCATGCTTCTTGATGTTTGGTTCTAAAGTTTGAATCAACCCATTTGGGTAAAATTTCATCAAGTTCGGAATGAAAACTTTCAATTAGCCATTTGATGCTATCAACTGACCCAGCAATAAAATTATCGCAACCCACAATATTGTATATCGAATAAATATATTTTAATTGATTAAACCTGCTTAAAACTATAATTTGTTTTATGAAATCTAAATGAGTGCGCGGAGTAAAGTTTTCTGTATGAACAGGGTTTCTGCAAAAACTATCTAGACCTTCAGTTAAAATGTCGAACCTAGTATTTATAGCAAATTTATAATTATGATCTTCTGGAATTTGACAAATGTTTTGGTGCATTCCGCTCCACATGTATTTCCAGCCAATTGTTGGACACATGGTATTACCTATTTTTCCATCGATATTACCGATCAAATCAACCGAAGATTCATCTAGTATTAACAAGCTTTTTATGCGAGAACGGAGGGATTCGTCAAAATAATCATAAATATCAGATTCCTTGATTTTATCAAACTCAAAACCAGATGTATCGCGCCAAGACTTATTAGCTTCAGAAACATTCCATGTTTGTATATACAAATCAAAGTCAATCATAGTTGAACACGCCATTAGGAAGTGGTTTAGGTTGCCGCTATTCAGGCTCGCCCTTGTGTGGCCACGGATTAAAAATGCTACTTTAGGTTTGGTCATATTACCTTTTTGAAAACTTCTGGGGTTAATTTAATTTTTTGCTGTATTTCAAGATCCTCCTTGAAATATTCATGAAACCAATCCAATGATTCCTGATTCAGATCTTCGAAATAATTTCGCCGTTTTTTACTGGCATTAACTTTTTTAAGTTGAACCCCTTTATCTGGAATTTGCAAAAAGTCTAAAAGACTAACAAGTGAAGATTGTAAGTCATTTTGATAGTTAATGATAATAATGTTTTGATGATCACCAGTAAACCATCGAGATTGTGGTAAATAATGAACATCCCATGTCATATATGTATGTAGTATATCAGTACGATTATCGCGTATCAAAGAAACAAAATCATTGACAGTTAATTCTTGGTATTTTTTTAAAAAAGAAGGCGAACGCGGCCATTTTAAAGAACCATTTTTCCAGTATGCAAACATTGAATTAAATCTGTCTGTCGGATCTCGAAAAATAATTATAGGATTTTCTGCATCCCCACATAAAAAAGAATGTTCTTTTTTTGGTTTTATATCTTTTTCCTGTAAAGAAAAATATCCAGAATAATTGTTAAGTAAACATGCAAAAAAAGCAGTTCCACCAGTTTTTGTTGTATGTATTAAATCATATTTCATTTCCCTGCTTTATTTTAATTTAGTTATTACTTGTTTAATTGCCATCCACATATCTAAATACTTATAACTCGCCAGTCTACCAAGGAAAACAACATTATTTTCTGATAGAATTGCTTGTTTGTATTTGTCATATGTAGCCCGTCCTTCACCAAAGTTCTTGGGATATATTGGATCATTAGTTTCATCGTGTTCTTCTGGGTAATCGCGCGTATATATTGTATGATCTAAGTCAGTTTCATTCAAGAAAACTGCATTATCTCCTGTGCGATTAAATTTCTTATCATTGCATTCGTTTATAACACTGCCTTTTTCAAAAGAAAAATCATCATTTCTTGCGCCCCGAAAGTGTTCGAATCGTAAAGATCTATAGGGTAATTTACCAAAAGAAAAATCGAAAAACTCATCAGGCTTACCAGTATAAATCATTTTGTCACATTTAAGCTTTTTGTACTCTTCTTTAGACGCTCCAAGATTTACTTTGATGCCATCAAGCATACTATTAAACATTTCAGTATAACCATTTACTGGTATCCCTTGGTAATCTTCAGCAAAATAACGCTCGTCATAATTATCCCTTTTATTGGGAACTCTTCCTGATATAGATTTTGGAAGCTCTTCCCATGGTATTCCCCAATGCCTTTCAGAATACTGTTTAAAGATAAGGTCTTGAATTTCTTTAGGGTTTAAATCTCTACCTATTTGTTCGGAGGTTTTTTTGTTGTAAGGAATTGATATTAATCCATACTTTGTATTTGCGCGAACTTTATGTTTATAATTATTGAATTTAGAGTATCTATTTACAAAATCCCACACCTCTTTATCTGGCGTGTGAAAAATGTGAGCACCGTACATATGGACAGTAACTCCATCTTGCTTTTTGTCAAAACAGTTACCTGCGATATGATCGCGCATTTCAAAAATTTCTACATCATGCCCTTGTTCTTTAAGCAAGATTGCAGAAGTGACTCCAGCTAAACCGCATCCTATGATATTAATTTTCATTATTTATTTTTCCTTCCAAATTTGATTGATAAAATAGCCATTATTAATTTCGCGAAGCGCAAGTTCATTAATTGAAGAATACTTGAGGTTAAAGAAGTCTCTATTTTTCCTTATGAAGGCAGTCTCACTTCGGGAAAAAAATTTTCTAGAACCCGCTCCATGATGATAGACAATGTCACCATAAGATGAGAAAAAAACAGGGTGAACATCAATGCTAGACTTTTTAGTCTTATAAATTTTAAAACATTTGATATTTTTTTTACTAATATCTTGGTATAAAAGCCCACCAGTATCATTTATAGGATTAACGATTGGAAAATTCATATCAACGCCATGCCAAGTTAGATTTTTTTTCTTCCAAAAACCTACTGTAGAAAAAGTAAAACACGGATGAATACAACAGTGTCCATTATCATTTTCAGGACGGCTAACTCCAGCCAAATCATAACATTTAAGTTTGGGTTCTATATACTCATTGACATTGCCTATTGGAAAGGCATCGCTGTCAAGAAATATTACCACATCATCATCTTTAGTGTTCTTATCTTCCGCAACAATTTTAAATAAATTATCTAGTTTCGTAGCGTGATCGTATGAACCACTAATACCTTCGATGTTGTCATGATTTTTCAAAAAATTAAATTTGTGTTTATGAGGTGAGGTATCCATATACTCACTAAAAAAACACCAAACTTTATAGTCTGATGTGAATTTTTCAATATGTTTTAATTGAATATCCACCCATTTATCTGATGAGAAATGAACTGTTATGTAATGTATCATGCAATATTATTTAATAGATTTTTCCAGATTTTATTAATGTTTGGTATCGAAAAGGTTGAGCGAGAGAATTTGAGAGCATTCTCTATGATTTGTTTACACTCTTGTTCATTAGATTGTGCCCATTTTATTTTATGAATAATGTCAGAAAAATCATATGCTACTGGAACATAATGAACCCACGGTTTAAGGCTTTTTTCGAAAAAACATTTATGATAATGGCACTGCAAGAATAATAGCCTGCCACTTAATAACAAATATTTTAATCTACCACTGAAACCAAAAGCTTGAGTATCAATTATATACTTATAGTTTTTAAAAGTATCAAATAGGCTCATTCTGTGATCTTGGTTTTCGCCGCCGACATGATATGCATCAATATGCTCTGGATATTTCTTAGTCAATTCACAAAGATTTTTTCTACTATCTATTCTTGCCGCACCTCTCCAACAGATTTTAGGTATTGGGTTATCGCTTAATTCTAAATTCAAAAGATTTTCATACATTTCGGCATGATTAAAATCTAGCCAAGTAGAGAAATTAAAATCAGGACAGCAAATTAAATCTTTATGATGCTGTTTAACTTTAAATGTATCTGGATAGCACTCTGACCCTGGATCGATGTAGCATTGAGAAAAAACAGGCTCTGGGCTGGATTCAACCATAGCATGCCCAGGGTTATTGTCTGTTGTGTATAATCTTATATAATCAAAATCATTAAATATAACATCTTGATCTGCCCGCTTAATTTGAGAAATAAAAGTACCAGGTCTGTGATCACCACCATAAGTGTGGAACTCAAGTTTACCATCTTTTTTTCTAAAAACTAATCTAGTGTTTCTAAATTTTTGACCCCATGAAGTTTCGGGGCATTCTGAATCATTATCAAATATTTCTGGATTACCTATCCTTTTCATTTAATGAAAGTGTATTTTACATAATTAATTCCCATCCTTAATTATACACTACAGGGTAGTTATTTTTTACATAAAAATATATTATTGACGTATATTTATTTATTTATTATTTTTGTCTATTTTCATTCGTATCCGCTAAGCTTGGCTCTCTCAAGCAAGTATTCTCTCCAGAAGAAACTCCAAGCTTCACGATCATTATTTTCTCTTGCAATTTGCAGCTCTTTTTCATAAATTTTGAGCCAATTTTTTTCTTCGGGTGGCGCTTTTTTGACCATACAACTGCTACATAAAATAACAATTAATAATACAAAAGCTCCTCTCACATAGAGAGTTACACATTATTTACCATTTATATGCTTCTTTGGCGCAAGCCCCGTAAAGGATTGCTAGTACCCCAATTACAATTAATGTTTCCATATTATTTATTAGTAAGCCTATTATCGATGATATCATAGGCATATTGTTTATGATGCCACTCAAATACTTTAACCCGATCCCCACTCATACTCAAATCTTTATAGTGAGCAAAAAAATTCTTTGCAATTTTAAGAAAACTATCTTCTACATCTTTGATATTGCTATATTTTCTGCTATAAAAATTTGGCACAGCTATAACTTTGTAATCTTTTTCTCCTTCGTCCTCCATATCAAGAACTCCTAAAACTTTTGCCTCAAGAACTGTTGCCCTTTTGATAGGTTCGGGGCTGATCACCATTATATCTAAAGGATCGCCATCTTCGCATAAAGTCCCAGGAATGAAACCATAACTTGCGGGATAAACCATAGCAGAATTGAGACATCTATCATACATGAATACCCCCAAATCTCCATCATATTCATATTTGTTTTTTGAACCCTCTTCAATTTCAATGACTGCGTTAACGATTCGAGGACTTTTAGCATGAGTAGGTAGATTGTATAAATTCATTTGATGCCCGTAAGTTCTGAGGATGATCGGATCTTGTTACCTAATCCATCCACGACTTGAGTGCCATTTTCTTTGCATATTTTAAATTCTGGAATTTCTGAATTACTGCGATCTCCGCCGTTAGCAAAAATGTCGGGCTTGATTAAATCAAGTGTCTTGCATACAGTTTTATCATCATCAATAGACATAACTGCTTCGTCCACTCCTTTGATTTGAGCGACTATCGCCAGACGATCATCTTCACACATAAAAGACTTGCCCTTCTTAAGGACTGCTTGTTTGTCATTATTCACAATTACAACTAAATAATCTCCAAGCTCACGAGCAAGCCTGATATATTCTAAATGCCCAATGTGAATTGGATCAAAATAACCACTAATTGCTACTTTTTTCATGTAATATCTTCTAAACTATTTAAATAATATAATATATGCGCCAAAGTTTCGTAATCATTAATATTCAATGCTTTATAAACCTCTGTATCTATTATATCTTGAGAGCCTAGAAAATCAAGAGGTAAAATTTCATCTTTTATTTCATCAAATAAACAAACATCTATAAAACCGTCTTCGCCTGGAGTTTTAGTTATGTAAATTTTTATTAAATCTTGATTTGATTTTTTAAGCTTTTTCAGATCAGACCATAATTTATAAAATTTTAAATCTAATTCTATTACTATGCTGCTTTTTTTACCTTTAAAATAAGTTTGATAGAGGTAATTGAAGACTTTTTTGTAATTGTTGGACTCTATCAGCTCTCTTAAGGTCATGATGGGCCTCTATAGATAGGGTTTTGGCGTGAATTGACAGCCTGAGACTCCATTATTCCAATATATCTTATCTGATGGTTGATCAGCTCTTGCTGCTTATTGATAGCCTCATGTTGAGTCTGTATTGTATCTTTTGCGTATTCAAGCTGATTATGTTGATTGTATGCGGTGATAGCTAGTAGAGCTAGCCCGATTAACATTACAACTTCACCAAAAGAAAACTTCACATAATGATATACACAATTTATTATCTATCCAAACAAATGATTTATTGATTCGTAGCCTTTTTTAATTCTAGCCGCCGAATTATCTTGATTAATGTTTACTTTAATATGAGATCTAATCTTTTCTGCTACAGTTTTTTGTATAATTGCGACTGATTGTCTAGTTTCTTTTATAGTGAGTGCAGTTTCTCTTTGAGGCTTCCCTGAAACATAGTCGTTAAAAACAATCATTTCCTTGTCGCTTAGGAAATCACTATAATCCCTGATCCATTTTAAAATAACCTCGACGTTATTAGGTTCGTCTATTTGCTGTAGAAAACTATCTTCTTTGGCTAAAAGCATAACTTTAAAAGTCCATTCAGATCCAGATTGGTCAGATTCATCAGGGGTCATAAAGCTGCAAGTAGTAAAAGTGTTTCTATAGCGTTCGTCTTTGCCGGTGGTTCCTCTCATCGTCCAAAAAACGGCATTTCTGGCACAAGCATAAGCAAACCGACTGAAACCTTCTTTGGTCAGGCAAGCTCTATCATTCTGGATATATTTTGATTTATACATAGAAAGCCTTTTATTAACTTCTGAAGCGACTTCTTCTTCTGAAAGTATATGAAAATTTCTTCTGAATTTTCTGATTATGTATCTGATATCAGGCTGGAAATTAGCAAGTAATTTATCATACTTAGCTATATCTTGTTTAGTAACACTCATTTTTTAAATAAAATATTTACTTCATTAGGGAAAGATGCGTTCCTGACATGAAACCAATCATTCACTGATAGTTTTTTGTTATTAAAACGAGAATGGACACCTATTCTTGATATTTCAACGCAAGAAACAATAGCGCCAGGATTATCTTCATTGGTTTTCTTTTTTAAGATATTTAAAGCAAAAGATTTTGATCTGCAATAAATAATAGTTTTGAAATTGAATTTTTCTCCGTTTGGTCTAGTTTCTTTATACTGCACTTTCCAGTAATGACCATAATCATAAGACTCAGGTTCTTTTTTAAAGATTTGCATGAATGATACTATACCACGCCGCAAACATTTGATCAAGCCTTAAATTTACTTTTTTGTTTTTTTAGACCAATTGATTTTTTCGTAATTCGACTTAAACTTTTTTGAGTGATTGTTTCTCGGCGCATCACCTTTTCCATTACCAGAAGAGCGTGAGGTGCCGCAACTCTTTCCACATTTGTTTGACTTGCTCATTTCCATTTACAATAGTTTGGGTTTTCTGCTCGTTTTCTACGCATATATTCACGCTTTTGTTCGCGGCGCTTTTCAAGGTTTTCTTCGTCATACTTCTTTTGAGCCTTAGAAAGCGCTTCTTTTCCTTTTACGCTTTTTTGGTATTTTTTTTGTGATTTGTATTTCATATATAGTCCACTAATATTCAACATAGTTGCGGAAATTTTTTTTCAAAACTGGTTTTAGCAATGTATGGGATTCTTTTATGTCCCCTGGCTTATAAGTGGGCCACATTATGTGAAGGTCTACATGTTTCTCAATTAGCGCCGATTGAACATGTTCATCTTGGTTGGCAGCCTTGATACCCTCTCGACTTACTTTAGTGATAATGCCTCCGATGGATTTAACCCATTGAGCTTCATTTTCAAACCTAACATCAGTTATGAAGATAAAATTATCCTTAGAGTCTTTATGGTTATCTTCAATAGCTTGCTCCACCTTCTTGATCCAGCAGTTCGGGTCAAGCTTGCGCCTCAAATGCGTACCATAGGTCACTAGGAATGGCCTAATTAATTCTTTATCTTCCGCTTCTTCTGTGAAGGCAGAAATTCCAACATGTTTTTTTAAGAAATCATCAGACTCCTCCTTTAATGCATCTGCAAAAGCATACCTGTGGCATTTTGCCTTAGATAATAATCTAGAGCTTTCTTGAAAAAAAGTATCTTTGCCAGATCTAGCAAAGCCTGTAACACCTATAATAATATTATTCATCTATTTCTATATCAGATTCAAAGCTTCCATCATTTACTAATTCTTGAATTTTTTCTTGTAGCGCACCAATCATAGTGATTGTGTTTATGTCAAACTCATGCAAGTACCGCTCGACTAGATCATCTAATTCAAACCGAAATGCATCTGTCTGCTCGTCGTAGTCCCTTGGGCCTGTTGGTTCTTCAAATTCGTCGTCCATCTAATTCTATTGTAATATATAGTCCACTATAATTCAACTTGCGTTTCGAAAATTTTTTTAGCATCAAAAAAAAAAGGGCGCCCCGAAAGGCGCCCTCAGTCAACCTATAACCGAAAGTTATTTAGACTTGCAGCTACCACTATCGCAACTTAGCTTACCGATAAGAGCAACAACCAAAACTAAAGTTACAAAGGAAGTAAAGTCGGCGCCTGTGCCTACAAAACCGCCAAGCAAACCTTCTAAATTGCCGATAACATTAACAGGAGCGGACTCGCCGAATACAGCTTGAACGATAATAAGTAGTCCAAGTACGCTTAACAATGTGACAGCAATTCCTTTTACTGCACAAGTGATTTTTTCTAGTGTATCTTTCATAATTTTTATTAGGGGTTAATTAGAAATTGATGGAAACAGCTCCGCCGAATACCCACTCATCTTCAGAAACGTCTGAATCAACGTAATCAGCGGACAAAATAACTTCAGCATTATCACTAATACCCTTTGAGAGATTAGCTCCTGCCGTAAAGTAATCTGAATCAAGAGTTTCTGTAAGCTCAGATTCTCCATACAATGCATGCAAGCAAAGGCCAGCTACACCTAAGTCAAACTTATGATTAATGCCGACTTCCCATGTAAATAAATCATCTTTCAAAGAACGATAAAGATTTACAGTAGGAGAGAGTAACACATTTAAATCAGCAGAAAGAGCAAACTCAAACAAAGAAGCTCCATCTACGTCTTCAAAATGATTGAGGCCGCCATATGCAGAGACCAAATCATCAGCAAAACTCTTAGATACTCCAGCAGTAAGAATATAAACATCCGAGCCATTCTCTACAGCTTGATTAGTAAATGCTCCCGCAGATAGCGTAACAGATGAAAGTTCATAACTTGTACCAACCGAGCTTTGAACCGACTCTTCAGCAATTGCAACGCCTCGATAAAAGTAATCAGAAGAGTAGCCAATTTTCGCTGAGTTCTGCTGTGCAGAAGCGACGTTAATAATAAACCCTAGAAGGGTTGTCACAATAATTTTAGTAGTATTCATAACTATGTTTGTGTTAATAAAAAATTTATTTAATTCTTACTTCTTTCCAAGATACAAGTTTAGCTTTTACTTGATCTCTAATGTGGCGTTGCCTAGAATTAAGTTGGCTTTTGCCGCTTTTAACCTCGATAAGTGTGATTTCATCGTCTCCAAAAGATATGTAGTCTATAGGCTTACCTAGGAAGACGCACGTTTCAGGATCAAAATCGAATTGATCAAGAAAGGGCGCCAAAGTTTCGGCAATATGTCCAAGTCGTACTTCACTACTTTTCTTTTGGGATGTTACTTTCTTTTTTTCTTCAGAAATCTCAAATATTTGATTTTCTAAGTCGTTTTTATTCTTTATATAGTCTTTTTGTAGATCGCTATATGCTTTTTGTAAATTATTATTTTGTATATTAAGCTCTGTTGATTTGTTTTTCAACAAGTTTATTTCATCATGTAGATTATTTAATTGTTGACTATGTATTATATCTTTGTTTTTCTCTCTGTCAAGGAGTTTGTCTATTTCTGTTTGAGAAGTAGACTCCTGAGGTTTGGGGCTATAGAAGTATTGCGTGTAAATCCATACGAATATAGCAAGAACAACACAAACAGATAGAAAAGTGTCCAAAATTACTTCTTTGTGAGAGATACAATGCGATCATGTCTGAATGATCTGATCTGTTTCCGCGCAAAACAATACGCACGAAAACCTGCATTGTCTCTTTGTTCCGATTTATTTCCAAAAGATTTGTACAAATTAATGTCTCCTATTAAATAGGTTTTAATTTTTTTATCCGCACATCGGTATACTAAATAGTATTTTTGGCCCGAAATGGCTCGTTTGATTTTATAAGAAAAAGAATTTAGTTTATTCAAGATTTTATTCATCGTTAGGAGAAATGTCTATATTACGAGATTCACAGTAGGCGACACTGTAGCCAGCCTTGAACGCAAAGCGATCCAGAAAAAAACAAGCCAAGCATACAGCAATACCCTTCCATAAATCAAGACCTGAATTATAAAATAATAAGAATGAAATCAATAAGTAAGGGCAAAACTTATTGAGACAATAGTTGATGAAAAAATTATTAAGAGCCACTGCTACCAAATCCTCCTGTATTTCTTTGTGAATCAGACAAATCTGTCGATTCGGTTAATTCTATCTTAGGCAATCTGACAAATACTATTTGTCCAACCCTGTCTCCTACTTGATATGAAGTGTTTGTTTCATCAGTAGAAAAACGTAACTTGACTTCCCCTCTGTAACCGCTATCAATAACACCTACAGAATTGCGCAGAAAATGCTTTGTTTTGCTGATGCTTGATCTTGGGAAAACTAAACCAACGTAACCTTTTGGTATCTCGAAAGCAAGACCTGTACATATCTCTGTGTAAATTCCATCAGAAACACTCGGGTAAGTTACTGAAGTAGCTGTAAGATCATAACCTGCATCGCTTGAATTAGCTTGAGCAGGCTCAACTGCGTGAGGTACTAATTTTTTAAACTTTACTTTCATTAATAAATTTTGTGAGGCCTTGAAGTATAAACAATATCAACTTTTCCGACTGAAGTATGATCATACTGCTTGACCATCTCTTGTAGCTGAAAAGCGCGATACTCTGCTTCATGCTTTGCTTTATAGTTGACATCTTCAACCCTTCTGCCATGCCTAGTGACGACATAAACGGCATCAGAGCCTTTAATTAGATTTTTCCTGATAATTTTCATGATTGATAGAAGGAGTATACTAAATATTGAATTGAAAGTCAAGTTTTTTTTCTTCAAAAATGATTTTGGTTGTAATATATTTCATGACTAAAAGAAAAATTCTTATTATGGGTCTTCCAGGTTCAGGCAAAACAACACTTGCTGAGATACTGGTTAGTAAACTTAACGCCGCATGGTTTAATGCCGACGCAGTCAGGCAGGATATATATTCAGAATTAGGATTCTCGCCAGAAGACAGATTGGCGCATGCCACAAGAATGGGAAAACTTTGCGATTGGGCTAAGTTGGGTGGAGGATATGTTATCGCCGACTTCGTATGTCCAACGCAAGAGACAAGGCAAGCTTTTGGCGCTGACTTTGTAGTATGGGTAGATAGAATCATGGAGGGTAGATACGAAGATACCAATAAAATGTTTGAGCGCCCAATGAATTATGATGTTAGATTAACTAACGGCACAGCAGATGAATGGGCAGAAAAAGTCTTAGAAAAATTAAACGAGACAGAAAAGTGGGACAATCAAGCTCCAACCGCGCTTCTTATAGGTAGATATCAACCTTTTCATATTGGACATAAAACTTTAGTGGCAGAAGCAATCAAAAGAACTGGGCAATGCTGTATAGCGCTAAGAGATGTTGGTGGTATTGATGAAAAAAATCCATATGATTTCGAAAAAGTAAAAGCGGAGATCCATTCTGCATGCATCGAGTTTGGTAACAAGATTAAGGTTGTTGAGTTACCGAATATTATGGATGTATTTTATGGCAGAGGAGTTGGCTATAATATTGAACAACTTGAGTTAAGTAAAGAACTACAAGAAGTATCCGCTACAAAAATTAGAGCTGGCGAAATTGGCCAAGACGGAAAACCTTTAGGCAAGCGCCCTGAATAATTGCCGTTAGCGAAAGCTAACTCTCCAAAAGTAAGGCCCCCTAGAAATAGGGGGCTTCTTTGTTTAAGAGAGTATATCTAAGATTGGTTCACCTTTGTGGGCAATTTGAAATGGTCGCCCGGACGGAGAGTAATGAACATCATTAAGAGACAAACCAAGCGCGTATGCTATTGTTGCGTTCAAATCTTCAGGTTTAACTGGGTTTTGTTCGACCTCCATACCTTTATCATCGCTTTGGCCGTATATCGTTCCGCCTTTAATGGCTCCTCCCGCAAAAAATGCCGAGAAAGCTTTTGGCCAATGATCTCTACCATCTCTTGGATTAATCTTTGGGGTTCTGCCGAATTCAGACGTTAAAACAACAAGAGTTTCATCAAGCAAGCCGCGCATTTCTAAATCAAATAGTAATGCACCTAACGCTTTATCGATATCGGCGCAATTCTCGGCTACTCGCATAAAGTTATTGTCATGAGTATCCCATCCTCCACGAGTCACTTCAACATAGCGAACTTTATTCTCGATCAATCTTCTTGCAAGCAAGCATCCCTGACCAAAATTACTACTACCATAAAGCTCATTCATCGCTTCTGGTTCAGCAGATATATCAAACGCTTTTAGGTCTTCACTCTGCATTAATTTAACTGCATCTTTATATAAATCAGTATAAGCACGAATTTGTTTTTGATTATATTGCTCACTAAATACTGCATTTAATTGTTCTGCAGCTTTTATTCTATCATTAAATTGTGCGCTGTCTAAATAGTCAGCCATTGAACTGTTAGCTAATCCTGCTTTAGGATTTCTAAGAGGTAAAGCTCCGTAGCGAGATTCTAAGAAGCCCGCTCCGCCTCCTCCACCACCGATCTTAACATTCGCAGGGATGGTTCTGTTGATCGAGCCTGAAAGCTTTGCAACCCAACTACCAAAAGTGGGGTGTACGATTGTGCCGCGCTTCTGGTAGCTTGTATGCATCAAATAACTCGCTTGTTCATGAGCGCCTTGATTACTGGTTACTGAACGAATAATGGCGGCATTATGCATATGTCTTGCGACTGTTGGTAAATTCTCGGAAAGAAATACATCATCAACGCTTGTTTGTATAGCTTCAACCGGACCTTGAACATCGGGGCTTTGAGGTTTGGGATCAAGAGTGTCTAGATGCGACATTGCTCCAGCCATATTTAAATAAATAACATGCCGTGCTTTTGCGGGGCGAGTGCCTGGAGTGAGGGCATATGCATTATCATGGATGTAAGATCCAACTAGCGGCATCAAGCCTACCCCCAAGTAAGATTTGGCGGCTCTAGCAATAAATTCTCTTCTGTTTAATTCGTTTGTATTCATAATGAAATTTTGGACGTGAGCGGAGTCGAACCGCTGTGTTTAAACCTTCAAGAATATACATCTACAAGTTTAGTTAATTTTTTTTAAAGTTATGATATTAACATCCAACTTCTTGTTTCAATTATTTACAGTTTGTGGTACAAGAAAACTTTTTCTGTTTTGCAGATTGATGACCCCGTAATCTTTTTATCTGCGTCAAAAGTTACGAGGTGACAGACTTTATGCTGCCATTGCGACTTTGGAAGTCTTGCGAAAACCAAAAGTCTTAACACGTGCTTTATTGCCATGTAAACTTTTGCACCTTTTTAAGGAGCCAGATGCAACTCCTACTTGCAGTATACTAATCCAATTTAAATCGAATCCAGTACACGCCCATAAAATGTTAAAGAACTATAATTTATACCAAAAAATTAATATATCTTACACTTAATCTTGTCCACCTATAATTTCATCTTGATCATCTTGGGTAACTATCTTTGTTTGTCTAGCTGCCTCGTATAATGCATTGTAATTATTGGTGACTTTTTGGTATCTTCCGCGAGTGATCTTGCGAAGAGCTTCTTCAGAGATTCTGCTTGGACCATCATCGCTAAACAACTTCAATATAGCAATATCTTTATCGCTAACATCAACTTCCCATTTGATTTGGTAACCAAAATCAGGGATATGGGCCGAAAGTTCATTTGCAAGCGCTCTAGGTTGTTCGGGGCTCTTGGACTCGGTCCAAGTAAAAACAGGCACAACTCCATGCCATGTCTCGTGGAATGCCCCGACATTTATCTGTTGCTCAACCACAGAATTATCTATTTTTGAGGGGTTTAAAACATCAAATAAATTATTATAAGCCAATGGAAAACCAAAATCATGCTCCTCATAGCAATAAACATGTAAGTATTTAAATAAATTAAACGCACTCCAAACTCCATGGTCTGCATTTTTGAGGACAAGCCTTTTTTGCGCCCCAGAATCTAACTCTTTGAAGTTTTCATAAAATCGGTCAGCAAAATCGCAATAAGAATCGTGATCTTGTTTGTCTGGCTGTGAATTTAAATGTAAATGTATAGGCGCCGAAATATTTTCCTGTGTGCCAATTTCATCAAGAAACCAAGAATAGAAATTGATTTCTTTGATTGATTTTTCGACAACCCCCTCATCGTCGTCAATAAGTTTGCAGAATTTATCGGGCTGCAGAGAAAGGGAGACTCCTTTTGTGATAGAAGTTCTCCCAATCTCTTTGATAGCTTCAAAAATTTCACTTTTCTGAGGCAAATCATGCACCGACAAATCAAAAGAAGGATCAGATAGAATCCCGAAGATCGAGGTATTTAACCTGTAATGATCAATGTTACTGTCACGGCAAAAGTCTATAATCTTAACGGTTAAATTAAGATTATGTAGTATTTCATCTTTTAGCTTTCTTCTAGCTTCTTGATCCCCCTTCTCGGAGGAAAGTTCAGCATAAGCTTTACGAGTAATCCCAACAAAAGAATTTGATTGATCCTCTTGCTGTAGGATTTTAGAAACGCAGACTAATCCGTACTTAGTATTCATTAAATAAGATCTTCTTCAGGTTCTTCTTTTGGGGCCGCTTTGCTAGCGCCTTCTTCTTGATCTTTCTGCTTGTAAATGCGAAAGTCAGGAGCTTTAGGATTGTCATCCTTGTACTTATTCTTGAACATGATCACTTTTGCACCGTTGATCTGTCCTGTAAGGTACTTTTCGCTGCTACCTTGCTTTGCATTAACCCATAATGCGCCGATTTCTCGGTCATTCCACTCTTTATTATCTTTATTATCTGACATAATTGTATTTTATATGTTAACTTGAAAACTAGAATTTTCTAATGTCTCCGCCTTTAAAGCAGAGTATTATTCCAAATATTATTATAAGTATAAATTTAATTGCCCAAATATCCATATTATCTGTATTCCTTTCTTAATAATCTCCATCTGTCTGAATCGATTGGTTTGCTACCATTATCTATAGCATACAACATTTCTATGACTTCGTCAAGATTATTATAAATAAATTTATGAGGCAACATTCCTAGCATCCAAAGGGGAGTCTTTGCTTTGCCGCCTTCCATACTTATAAATACAGGTTTTTTTTCTCTTACCGCAGTAACAATTTCTTCGGCACTTCCCCAACTTGCAACATCAGGAACTAAATGCGCGACAATAAAATCACTACGATCCACAAGATTCAAATCATACGCCCGAACTGTTTTCATTTTTTCGGTTACTCGATCATATTGTTTTGTTTTCATCCATGTTTCCATTTCTTGGCGCGAAGCTTCATCTTCTTCAACATCCTTCATGAATGGTTTTTCGTATGGATTAAAGCATAAAATATTTAGGGGTGCAAGTTTTTCAGTAACTTCTTTGCGCCAATCTCTGCCGCTAAGATACTGCATGTGCCCGACTAAATATGTTCTAGTCTTGTATAATAAATTTGACATGCCATAAAATATAGCATGAAAAAATTAGTTTGTCAAGAAATTTGTTTAATTTTCGCTTGATTCTTCAGCCCTTAAATCTTTGATTTCGTCAAGATTTGTGGTTGAGATACTTGAATTTGTGCCTAAGGAAACCGTTTCGTTTGGTTCTTCTGAAACCTCTTCCACGACAGGTTCTTCTGAAACCTCTTCCACGACAGGTTCTTCTGAAACCTCTTCCACGACAGGTTCTTCTGAAACCTCTTCCACGACAGGTT